CGGGCCGTTCGCCGATCAGGCTCTGATGGACCGACGCGCTGATGATGTCGTTCATCCCGTAGACTGTCTGCCCGCGGACGATGTTTACTTCATAGACGCTGTCCGGATCCTGCCGGAGCGTTTTGTATAATGCAGACGTTTCGCGCATGTCAGACCTCCGTGATCTGGAAGCTGATGTTGTCCCAGTACAGAACGCCGCCCAGCTCTCCCCACACGCCGCCGTTGACTTCGGTCCCGTAGAAGGTCTTTGTCGCCGTGCCGGCCTGCATGTCGGAATAGGTGACCGTGATGGTCGTCGGATTCAGGGCGGCGGCCAGCTGCTGCGCCCTGGCGTCCGTCAGCCGCCGGCACTGGATCTTAAGCACGCGCTTCTGGGCAATGCGGTGCACATGCATCATCCCGTCCAGACTGCGGCCGCTTCCATCCTTGTGCAGGTCGTTCCGCGTCCAGGCGAGACCGCCCTGCTGCACGCAGTCCGAGAAGTCCGCACCGTTGATTGAAAATTTAGCAAGTCCCATAATTCACACCTCACGCGATGCCGCTGGCCCGGGCGCTCATGGCCATGGACCGCTGCACCGTTTTGCCGAGCGTGTACCCGTCCACGGTGATCTCCTTGCCCTCACGGACAGCGTCCAGAATGTCGGCGAGGATCATAAGAACCGCGCCGTTTCCGGATTCCTCCCGTACGACCTCGCGCAGCAGCCCCTCCGGCGTCTCGATGTTGTAGCCGGTGTGCTGGTCACCCAGCACCGCCGTGAACTCCCGGTTCGGTGGGATCACCGCGCCTTCTGCCAGATGCGGCACGGCCAGAGAGGTGATGTTTGCGAGGCCCGAGGTGACCAGGCTGCCCGCCGCGCTGATGACGGACGAGACCTTCGATGAGATCGTGCCGACCGCGCTGCTGATGGAGTTGCGGAGGTTCTGAAGAGAGGGAAGCGACGACTGCAGGTTCGCGATGGCGTCCTTGACTTTCTTCACGACGCTTTCCACGATGCTGGACATGCTGGAGAAGGCGTTTTTTACGCCCTCGATGCCGCTTTTCACCGCATTGATGAGGGGCTGGAAGACGCTCGAGTTGAAGTAGTTGCCGGCCTGACCCCACGTTGTCTTGACGGTCTCCCATGCGGAGGCCGCGCCACTCTTCGCGCTCTCCCAGGCCTTTGCCGCTCCCTGATAGGCGGCGTCCCATGCCTGCTGTGCGGTGTCCCGGATCGCGCTCCAGGCATTGCTGCCCGCGGTCTTGATGTCGTTCCAGGTTCCCTGCAGCGTGCTGCGCAGCCCGTTCCAGGTCTCCCGGACCTTTTCGGCAGCAGTCTGGGCGGCGCTCTTGACGTCCTCCCATGCCTGCTTGCCCCACTCTTTCAAGGGTTCGCTGACGTTGGTCTTGAACCAGTCCGCGGCTCCGTTCCACGCCTGTTTCATGCCGTCCACGGCCCGGGCCGCTGCTTCTTTCATGCCATCAAAGAGCCCGATCATTTTCTCAATGGCAGCGTTAATCTTTTCTACTGCAGATTGGAAGGTGCTCCGGATGCCTTCGCCCGCTGAAGCGGCAGCATTCTTAATGCCCTCCCAGACAGCTATGCCGGCTTCTTTCAGGCCGCTGAAGGATTCGACCGTGGATTCCCACAGGGCCTGCCCCTCTGCTTTAATATCGTTCCATCCTGATGAGAAACTCTCTTTAACGGAAGCCGCGGTTTCGGCTCCCCATGCCTTTATCTCATCCCAGTGCGTGTGTATATCCGCGGCTGCGTTGGCAATTATGAAAACTACGCCAGCCACAGCGGCGGCGACAGCCGCCGGAGCTCCGAGGAGCACGGCGCCGACCGCTGCGATCGCGAGGCCTATCGCTTCAATGGCCGTTGTGATTAAACTCGACCCGTTTTGCCATGCGTCCACGAAAGCAGACACCGCAAGAGTAGCACCGCCGACACTTGCACCGATGCCGGCGAATGCGGTAGCTGAGCTACCTTGGCACGCGATAAAGGCCTCCCTGATTCCTCCGGACGACGCTACGACTTCTCCGGCGACGCTGATAAATCCCTTTAAACCGGTAACCCACTTTGCAATAGTCGCGACAAATTCGACGGCTTTCACAGCGAGCATTGCGGTTTTGATAGTGACAAATGCGGCGGCGACCGCGAGCAGGATTTTCTCCAGGGGGTTCAGCTGCGCGATGAAGTCCCTGAGAGACATTTCCCCGCTGATGACTTTGGCAATGTTCTGCAGCTGCTCGGCGATCTCCTTCAGCGCACTGATAAAGAGATCCCCGGCCCAGTGTGCGATTTTTTCGAGGAAGTTGTCCCAGAGCCACTCGAACGCCGGGCGCAGTTTTTCAATGACGGCTCCGAGAACGTCAAAGACACCGGCCAGCACCTCGATGATTGCAGGCAGAGCCTCGTTGATAGTCCACTGTCCGAAGGGCTTCAGGACACGTTCCCAGACGGAGCTGAACACGCCGCTGATGACGGACACAAAGCCGCTGACGGCATCCTTCAGTTTATCCCAGGCATCCTTCAGTTTGGAGAGATCCAGCCCGGACTTGAAGTCTGCCCAGACCTTCTTCACCTTCTCCAGCATGTTCTGCAGCCATCCGATGCCCTCGCCGGCCTCCTCCGAGGCGGTCCCGACCTCGCGGATCATGTCTGCCGCGTCTTCGGCTGCGGTCCCCGCGCCGCTGTCGGCGGGGCTGTAGTCGGGGGTGCTGCCGCTGTCGGTGTCGTTGTCGGTCTCCGTCAGGATGTGCAGCGTGTCAAAGCTCGCCTGCTGAAAGGCTTCCTTGGCCTTCTTCGCGGCCTGCGCGGCGTTGTTCGTGCTCTGCGTGAGGTTGTCGGTGGCGTCGGCTGCGTCGTCGATGACGGTCGCGGTGCTGGGCGGGAGATACTCCCACTCCTTCCCGGCCGCCTTGCCGCCGAAGACGTTGGCGATGGTCTGCGCCACCTTATTGGCCAGCGTAGCCACGGCGGACAGGACCTTTGCCACCGTGTTCAGAACCGGCAGCAGCACGGTCCCGATGGTCCGCGCCGCCATGCCGAACTGCTTCTTGATGTCGGCCATGGTGTTCGACAGCTGCTTCATGCGCCCGGTGGGCGTGTTTGCCAGCGCCTGGTTCATGCCGCCAACCGCCTGCTCCACGACCTGAACCAGCACGGCGGCGCGCTCCGCCTCTGTGCCGAATTTCAGGATCTGCGCCTGCGCCTCGTTGAAGCTGTAGCCGTACCGGCTCAGCGCGCCGACCTGCCCGTTCATGACCTTGCCGAGCATGGTGGCGATGGTCGTGGTCTGCTCCGCCGTGACGTTGAAGCCGTACTGCTGCGCGGCCATGTCGTTCATAACCGGGATCAGAGCCTCCAGGCTGCTGCTGAGCTCGAGATAGGTGGCCAGCTCCTGCGCGCCGGCAAGCTGGGCGTCTCCGTCAATGACGCCCAGCTGCTGCTGGGCCTCGGCCAGATCCAGGATGCTCTGGATCTCGTCGTTGCGCGCGCCCATGGTGTTGCGCATGGCCTGTGCCAGCCGGACTTCGTTCTCGACCTGTTCGTCGTAGGATGCGGCGGCCTCCTTGGCGAAATTGACGATAGCCCTCACGCTGACGGCGGCGCCGACAGCCATGAAGGCTTTCTTCAGTCCTGCGCCTGCCTTCGCCATGGCATTGCAGGAGCGCGAGACGCTGTTCTGCATCCCGCGCATAGACTGTGAGGCCTTGCTGGCCTGTTTCGTAATCGCGCTGAAGTCTGCGCCAGCGCGGACCATTAAGTTGCGTACTGCAGCCATATCAGTTCTCCTCTGTGCCGCCGAAGAGCCTGTTCAGCGCACGGACCTGCGCGTACATCTGCTCATCGCTCATTTCTTTCTTGGCCGAATCGTGCGGGAAGGCCGCCTCAAAGGATGGCGCGTGCCTTGCCCAGACCATCGACCGGATCAGCGAGGCAAGGTTGTAGATGTTCCGCCGCTGCCCCCTCGCCTCGTCCTCCATGTGCTCGCGCCGGGCTTGAAGCCAGAACGCGAGCTCCCGCGGCGTCATGAGCGACCACTCGGTGCGGCTGACGCCGATCTTGGCTGCCGCCAGCATGCTCTCTGTGAAATAGCCCCGGCTTACGTAGGGTCCGCGGCTGCTTCGGCCTCCGCAGGCTCCGCCTCATCCTCGTCGGTATCCGGGAAGGCTGCCTGCATGGCTTCGCCCACGGCGGTGATCAGCGGGATGACACCGCGGATCCCGGCCTCGTTCAGCCACCGGTCAAAGGTCTCCCGCTTCAGCTGGCTGTCCTGCTCGTGGCACATCAGCCACAGCAGGAGAACCATGTAATCATAGCGACCGACCTGGTACTGCATCTGTTCCAGACTCGTCTTGGTGATCTGGCTGAACAGCATCAGGACGTTGTGCGTCATCCGCAGCGTAAAGCTGCGGCCCCCGAGGGTGATGACCGGGGGCAGCTTTTCTTCCATGCGTTCCTCCGATCTCGTCTTAGCCCGCACTCGTGGAGTTGGCAAGCGTGGCCGCGCCGGAAACTGCGAGCGAGATGTCGAAGGTGACAGCGCCGTCTACATCGGCTCCGGTTGCAAAGCGGCTGACACCGGCCTGGAAGCTCCAGGTCTTGCCGATCTTCGCAGGAAAGACGATCTGGCAGGCGACGACGTCGCCGCTGGCAAGCAGGCTGTACAGCTCCGCCTGACCCTGATCCGCGCCGTCCATGAAGCCGGAGGCCGTGACCTCGCCGGCATCCTTGAAGCCGGGCTCCTTCTCACGGTAACCGCTGGTGTTGTCCAGGGCGGTGAGATCGACGTTGTCGGCGGAGATCTCGATGCCGTTGATGCTGCTCAGGCCGCCGACTTCCTTGCTGTTGACAATAAGTTTGGTACCGAGTGCTCTCGATTTAGCCATAATGACCCTCCTTGATGGTGTTTCGGGCAGAGCCCGGTGTCCGGATCCGGACACATTTCAAAACTACAGGGGCGCCTCCGCTGTATGCTTCAGCTGATTGATGATCGGCCGCAGGCCGGTCGGGAAGGACTGTTCCTCGCCGACCGCGTCCCTGTGGTCATAGTAGTGCAGGGTGAGCGAGTGGACCGCCGTGGTGTACAGGCTGCTGTCCTCACTGTCAGGCTCTTCGATGCCCGCATTCCGGAGGTACGCCTTCGCCGCGTTCATCAGTCTGGTGATCAGCGCGTCGTCATCGTCACCGTCCACCCGCATGTACTGCTTGCAGGCCTCGAGGTCGGCAGCGGCTGCCGCCTCAGCCTCCGCGGCAAGCGCCGCTGCCGATTTCCTCGCCATGGCGCTCTATCAGCCGGCGCTGACGCCCGTGCTGAAGTACACGAAGCCCTCGTGCTCGATGACGTTGCCGCCCAGGGCCACGTCACCGAGGATGGTGTGCATGCGCTCGATGGCCTTGACGCTCTCGTCGATGCGGATCTCGTAGTCACCGAAGAGGCCGAGCAGGTAGTGCAGCGGGTTGCCGTAGACAAGGTCGCCGTCCGCGAGCTCAGGGGTGAGCACGTAGGGGATCTGCACGCCGCCGTCCGCGATGATGCCCGTGTTGCCGTTGCCGGTCGGGGTGATCTTGAACAGACGCTGCTTCTCGTTGGTGCCGCGCAGCTCGCCGAAGGCCTTCAGGGCCGCCTTCTTCAGCAGCAGGTTCGCCGCGCCGCCGAGCTCTGAGTTGGCGCCGTAGGCGAAGTACAGCTCGTCCAGGGTGTCGACGTCGATGCTGGAGTAGGTGTCGGTCTTGATGATCGAGCTGCCTGCCTTGTTGAGGGCGTTCTTGATGCCGTACATGGTCTTGGTGGCATCCAGCGAGTCACCGTTGACGATCAGGTTGACGGCGCTGCGGCGCAGGGCGCGCAGGGCCATCTCCTGGACGCGGGCGTAGTAGTTCGCCGGGCTGAGCTTGGCGATGTTGCGGTCCACGTAGCTGGTCGTGGTGACTTCGACGGGTTTCAGCACGGAGATGCCGAAACTCGGGTCGGAGCTGTTGCTGCGGGCCTGGCCGGACTTGCTGGCGATGTTGCCGACGGTGCCGTCGAACTCGCTGATCAGGTA